CCGCGTAAATTACGGTAGCGTGATCGCCTACGCCAGCGTTTTGCGCGACATGGGCCACAATGTTGACGTGGCCGTGTGGGAGGACGGCGGCCTTTTGAAAATCCCCAAAATCACCGTAGGCCCGGAAACATTCAATTTTCCAGACGGTCAGTAAAACGTAACCCCCGACGCCAGGACGGCGCCGGGGGTTCTTTTACTTTGTGCCCAGGTTGGTGATCTGCTCCAGGGTTTGCTTTAACTTATCAAATCCAAACATTGCCGCAAATGCCACAAAAAAGCCGATCACGACGGCCCCGGCCACCATGTACCACGCAATGGCCACGCCCAGGATCTCGCACCCAGCGAAAAAGGCCGCCAGGTTCAGGACCATGGCCACGATCATGGCCAGCGCGTTGGTGGGCAGCTTGTCCCAGGTGGCTTTCTTCAATACCTGTGTGATAATGTTGGTGATCACCATAAGGATCAGCACCAGCAAGAGAATGGCCGAAATGATGGCCGGGATATTATGCACAATGGTTTCCATTGTCTTTTCCTCCTAAACTCGGATTATGACGGGCGATCCCCGCGCCCGTCGCTGCGCTTATCGCACGGGAACGGGCAGGCGCCGCACTGGCTCGTGTCGCAGTCGTCTGTCCCGTCCCACTCGTTCATGGCTGCCAGCCATACCACAAAGAGGGCCACGGCAAGCGCACAGCCCGCCGCCCTCAATACAGTGCCTAAAACCTCCATGCCGGTTTATTCCGGTATGGTCAAAACCTGGCCCACATGGATCAGGTTGGCGTTGCGGATCCCGTTTGCCGCCACCAGTTTGGCCACGGTGGTGCCGTACTTCGCGGCGATCTTGCCCAGGGTGTCACCCCTGGCCACGGTGTAGGTTTTCGCTGCCGGCTTTGCGGGTTTCCCGGCTGCCGCCGCTCCACCCAGCGCCCGCAGTAGCAGGCCCAGGCTTGCGGCCTTGTCCTGATTGGCCAGCCAGTATTCCGGGGTGTTGATGATCTCGGCGGACACCATGGCCTCCACGGCCTCCTGGACAGTATTGGCGCGGGCGCCGGCCTTGGTCAGCTTGCCCGCCGCCGAAACCAGCAGGGCGCCCAGGTATTCCACGACACCGGACGCGGCCACGCCGTTCCAGTAGTCCGGGGAGTTGATCACGCCCAGCTTGGCCAGCTTTGCGGTGGCTGCTGCCACCTCGGTCAGGTGGATCACCTGGCCCACGCTGATCAGGTTGACGTTGCGGATCCCGTTGATCTCCGCCAACTTGGCCACGGTGGTGCCGTACTTGGCGGCAATCTTGCCCAGGGTGTCACCCCTGGCCACGGTATGGGAGAACACGGAGGCCGTGGCAGGCTTGGCGGGTTCCTCCGCCGCGCCGGTGTCGCCCAGTTTCTTGGCGATTGCGGCAAAGTTCGGGCAGATATAGCCGCGAATATACTTTGCGTTCACCTGCAGGGCGCGGGTGCCCACCTTGCCGCCGGACATATTGCCCTCGGTAATGACCAGGGCCTTGCCGTTTACGGCGGTAACAATGCCAACGTGGTCACCGTAGCCGGTGCAGTCGCCCACGCCGTTGTCGTCCCAGTCGTACACCACGGCGTCGCCCACCTTGGGGGTGTGGGCGTCGTTCTCCACCCAGATCCCCAGCTTTTTGGCCACCTCGGTGTATTTCTCCACGCCGCACTCGGTCCCGGTGTACTCCGCGATCCCGGCCTTGATATAGGCCGCGCTGGTAGTGGTGGCACAGTGGGCGTCCTTTACCTGGACTTTATAGCCCCTTGCCAGGGGCTTGTGGGTGTTGTAGATCTCCAGGATCTCCAGGTGCTTGGCGCTGCCCCTGGTGGCGCCCACCCATCCGTTGATAATGTCGGCCACTTTCTGCCGCAGTTGATTTTCTGTCATTCGTAATACCTCCGATCAACTGCCAACGTCCGGCGGTTCGGTCCGGCTGGCGGTAGGCTCTCCGCCGTCCTGGCCGCTCCCGCTCGGTCCGTTGACCTTATCCTTGTTTGTCTTTATCCAGCCCATAATGCCGCTTTCAAAGCCCCAGAACGCAAAGACGCAGGTGGTCAGGGTGGAGGGTTCGGCGCCAACGTGCCAGAACACAATAAAATCCGCCACCACATAGAGGGTCAGGAAAACGATCTCATACAGCAGCACCTTGTCCAGCGTTCCCATCTTCCCACGCTTGCCGCGCAGTTCCAGCTTTAGGTCTTTGACCCGCCGGCGCAGATAGGAAATAGTGACGTGGCAGAGAAAGAAACCCAGGGCCGCGCCCAGGATCCAGGCCACAGCGGCCACAATAACAATTTTCATGGCCACCACCTCACAAAAAATCGTGTTTCACCAGCCTGTCGTCGTAGACGCGGCCAATGTTGGCAATGGCGTGGGTGCAGCGGTTGTTCTGGTAATCCGGGTGATCCTTGCAAAACTTTTCGTAAAAGTCGATTTCCTCCAGGATCTCTATGAAGTCCTCCCGCGTGTGTGGAATGTCCCGCAATAATTCATTGTTGAATTGCAGGATCCTGGCGCGGTGGGCGTCGGCGTTCCTGGTGTCGTCCACTTTTATGTGGTCGTCCAGGACCCGCCGCGTTTCCTTTTGGTCGGCCTTTACCTCTGCCAGGCCGTCCAGAACGTCCTTGTTTATGGCCCTCCCAATGGCCCGCGCAATCGCGGACCAGGGATTGACTTTTATGGGGGCAATCTGGATCAGCGTCATGGCCACCAGCAGCAGGCCACCGCCGCCGGCCAGCAGTTCCTTAATGCTCACGGCTCCGCCACCCCCTCACGCGCCCCTATTGCGTCGGCGTATCTCTGGCGCAGGGCGGCGATTTCCTCCGCTCGGTCCAGGGCGTCATGCTGGGCCAGTTCCATGGCCTGGGCCTGAATGATCACGTTTTGCTGATCAATGATGGCGCACAGGTCGCATACTAATTTCGGGTAATTCACGCGCCCACCTCCCGCAAGCCGATCAGGCGGGCAATGTGTCGCAAGTCCTCCACGGGGGCCTCATAAAATGTGTGGTTCCACAGCCAGAAATCCGCGTGTTCCGGGCGTTTGTATTTCTGGCACAGGGGATCCTCCCACACACGATCCCACCGGGTTTGGTGGTCCTTATCCCTGGCGGACAGTTTGCCGATAATGGCGATTGTCAGGGCGCCGCGTTCCTTGCCGTTTCCGTCGTCATTCCTGGCGAAAAACTCATGGGCGTTTTTGCTGGTGACGGCGCACAGGGGTGCGCCGTCACGCTGCAGAAACTCACCTACCAGGTCCACGGAGGTGCCCCAGGGAATATTCACCGGGCCACACATGGCCTTGAAACGCGCCCGCTGCTTGGTTATGTATTGGACGCGCTCCATGGCTTACTCCTCCTCTGCGGGCAGCATACCCAGCAACTCGGTGTATTCCTCCTCGGTCAGCTTGTTGGCCGCAAAGAAAATATCCAGCTTGGTTTCCATGCCCTGGGTCTGGCCGCGCTCGATCATGCGCTTCAAAGTACGGTACAGCATTTTCTTTTCACCTCCTCCCGGTTACACTTCCAGATCGGCCTCGGAGATCCCCAACTCCAGCAGGGTCAGGCGGTATTCCTGATCCACGTTCATGGCGTCGGCGTCCTCCACGGCGGTTCTGGTATGCTCCATTTCGGCGCCCGCGTCGAACTCCTCCAGCACGACGGTTTCCTGGCCCTCCAGGGCCTCACGTCCATGCAGGTGGTACACGGTGCCGTTGTGGACAATTCCCTGGGCGTCCCGCTCCTCACAGAGGCCGAAATGCCCATTTTCCTGACGGCGCACATAGTTGGGCGCCTCGGTCTGCGCCACCAGGGCGCCGTCCTTGATGATCTTATACATAGGTTTTTACCTCCTGTTTTCCATGGTCCTGGTCTGCCAGGAACATGGCGTGATACAGGCGCCGCAGGCGCAGCACCCGGCCATGGTCGTCAAAGTTCTTGTAATAGGCCACATGGGACTGGATCGTGTCCGCTGCCTTTTGCCTGGCTTTTTCCGGCGTGATCAGGCCGGCGTCTGCCTGCGCCTTGAAATAGCGCAGTTTCCGCCGCGCCCGCTTCATTCCGTCCCGGCACCCGTGGACGGTCACCCGCCCGGTGGGTGTCAGTTGAAACTTGGCTTTGCAGAAACGGAACGGTTTGGCAATGTCCTGTACTTTGGATTTGTCCCGATTGACCCGCAGGCCCATGGCCTCCGCCCGCCGGATCATATCGTCCGCCACCGTTTCCGCCCTCTGGCGGCTCTCCAAAATGGATTGGTAGTCGTCCATATAGTGGCCCATTCCATGGATCGACAACTGGGCCTTTGCGTAGTTGTCCAGATCCGACGGCAGCGCCACCATTTCCTGTTGGCTCGGTTCCACGCCCAACATCATGCCCTCGGTTCCGCACGACGCCACCACGCTGTCGGCCAGTGCCCGGATCCATGGGTCAAAGATCAGGCGCTGGTGTCGCTCATACAGCAGCGCGTGGGGCGCAGAGGGAAAGAACTTGGAAAAATCCATCAGGAACATGGCGCCCTGGAGGCCGTGCCGGCGGTAATGCCAGCGCAGTTGTTCCTCCAGCCGCTTATAATGCCAGTGCAGGCCCTTGCCTTTCTGACTGGCCCCGTTGTCGTGGATCATGCTGGGCGTGTAGAGCGGCACCAGCACCTCCTTGGTCAGGACCTTGTGGATCTGTCGGTCATTGATGTGCGGCGCGTCGATCACCCGGACCTTGCCGCGTTCATTGATCACGAAACGGGCAGGCTTGCCCGGTTTCCACGTTCCATCTATGATCTGGCGCCGCCGCTTGGCGGTTCCAGAAAACAGGTGGCGCTCAAAGTTCTGGGTGGACTGTTTCCACCGGACGCCGTTACAGCATTTCCGTCCCCACAGGAACATGGTGCGGTAACTGAAAATCTGGTCAATCGGCCCCAGGGCGTCGCTGCGGGCCTTTCGCCTGGCCAAACGCTTGGCCCGGCGGCGTTGGTATCGCGCCTCGCGGCGCTGTTCGCTGGTCATAAATGGTATTCGCCCTCCGCATAGTTGTGGTGTCGGTGCGCTTCTAAACTACTTTGGCCCCACGCATGAAACGGGTTAGCGCAATAGCCCGCCATGCAAGCAGCGTCCGCGTGTGGCCGTCAAAGGGCAGTTTTAGGCTTTCGCCTGGGAAGTATCTCTCCTTTCATTTTGGGTCCGGTTCGATCACCTACTGCATTTGACCCAGCCTTTTGGGCTTACATGAAATCCGGGCGCGACGCCATAGGAATTGTTCGCGTTGTTGTTGTTGGCGCTGCCGTCCGTGTTGACAAGGCAGAAATTGTTCGTGTTGCTGGCATTGACAGAGCGCAGCCACCAGTTGGCCGCCGTCAAAGCGCACCCGCCGCCCTGCCATACGGCGCGTTTGCAGAGATACACCCATAAAGATTTACTTTCGTTTCCTGTCGCTTTCCATAATGTTCCGCAGCAGGGTTTCCTCCTGGTCGATCAGTTCACCCAGGTGCTGGGCCATGTGGTCCAGCTTGTCCATTGCCTCCGCCGGCGGCAGGCTTTTCCCTTTGCTGTCGGTAAAACAGCCCTGCGGGTTCTGCTGCATGATCAGATAGCAATGGGTCAGGCGCACGTCCAGCGCAGACAGGGAGGCCATGGCCTCCAGCAGGTGCGCCTTTCGCAGGCTTTTCCGCTGATCGTCGGATGGAAATATTTTGTTGGCCTTTTCGGTGTGGTCGATCACTTCACCCGCCAGCTTGGCCGTGCCGTCGGCCACCAGTCTGGAATACCTCGCAGAAAGCCGGGTTAAAAATGCGACGGTTTCCATGTATATCAGGTTGGCGGTGTTGACGTACTCCGCCGCGCTGGTGGTTCGTTTCTCTTTCAGGACTGACACCGTGGGCCACCTCCTTTCTGGTGTGCCCAGGATCCCGCCCATTTCCATGGGCGGGATTTAGGCGGATATGCTGCGGCGATTAGGCGGCAAAGCCGGGCGCGACGCCATCGGAATTGAGCGCGTTGCCGATGTAGGCGCCGCCGCCCGTGCCGACAAGGCAGAAATAGATCGTGTTGCTGGCATTGACAGAGCGCAGCCACCAGAGGGCCGCCGTGGTCGTGGCGTCGTGCTTGTTCTTCACCTTGCTGTTGCCGGCCTTGTAGTAGTCATACTGGGCCTGGCTGTTCTGCTCCGCGCTGTTGGCGTAGGATCTGCTGCCATGCACTTCAAACTCGGAAAGCAGCCACAGATAATCCGTGGTAGCGGTGACATAGCTGGCGGTGTTGGATCCGCCGCCGGTGTTGTCGCTGTACTTGGTGACGGACTTCATAACGGCGCGCAGATCGGCGGGCAGGCAGGCCAGCAGGGTGTTGGCCGTGGGGCTGGTGGGGGTGGCGTTGCTGCCCAGCACGGTCTTTCTCATGTGGCTGTTGTTCCAGCCGCCAGAGTTGGTATTGCTGGTGTTCATGGTAAACTTGCCGCTTGCGGTCTGCTGGCTGTTATAGTTGCTATCACACAGGCAAACGTCCTTGCCGCCGATCTTGCCGATCTGGAAGTGGATCCGGCCCGTGCCCTCCTTGGTGCTGTTGTGGTTAAAGCCAATGATAAAGGCGTCCACGGACAGGTTGGAGAACGTGGTGGCGCCGGCGGTGCCGTTGATGGTGATGGTCTTGGTGTCGCCAACGTCCCAGAAGTTCGCGCCCTCTCCGGCATCGCTGGCCGCCTTGATCTGCGCCCAGGTGTTGGAGTTCAGGGTGGAATTGAAAATGTTGACGGACACGCTGCAGGTCTTGTCTGCGGGCGCGGTGTGGTTGGTGCCTGCGGCCACCTTGACGGTGATGGTGGCGGTGCCATAGGCCACGCCGGTGACGGTCACGGTGTTGCCGGACACGCTGACGGTGGCCACGCCGGTGGCGCTGGAGGTGGCGGTGATCGCGCCGTCGCCGGCACGGGTC